GCTGATTTTTATTTGTTCTGTAATATACTCTAAAATTACCTTGTGGCAAGTTACCAAATGTACCATCAGAGAATATTAAACTGATTCTATCATTTGCTCTTGTAAGTACACTGTAGATGTTTCTAATACTTTTGCTTAAACTATTGTAGATTACGTTGTTGCCTTCAACAGCATCAACCTTTGACCATAGTTCTTCTTCAAGACCAAAGTTGTCAACTTTATACAACCATACATCAGAGTTATTAATATTAGTTGCATCAATTGCAACAACTTGATTAGTACTCGGACTGTCAACTGTAAATGTACCTTGGTCCATTGCACCTTGTCTAAAGTGACAGAAGTAACCAGTATTAGAACTTGCAGGACCTTTGCCGTCGTTTCTGTAAAGGAATGCAAAGTTGTTTCCTGGAAACGGTGCTTCTTCTTTAATTTCGCCGTTGTCTACATCAGTTGAGACAATTTCAAATCTACTAGTTGATCCGCTAATTGTTTTATTAAATCCGTATACTGGCAATTCAGTATTAGCACTACTTAATCTATACTGCTCTGTAGGTACACCTGCAACTGTATCTTTTTTTGCAGGGCGTCCAATACTAGAATTAACAGGCAGCGCTGCATTTAAAATTTTAGTAAATTGTTCTTGCCAATTAGGGTTGCTTGGATCGTTCCAGATAACTGTTTGGTTTGCTAAGTTTATGTTATTTGAATCTCTAACAACTTCTGTTGTGTTAACACTTTCAATTTTAAGCAACCCGTTTGCTGCTTGATTACGTTTAGGATTGTAGGAAAGCAAACGTGCAAGACGGAGAACTGATTCTCTACGTTCTGCAAGCTCTAAAAAGTTTTCACGTGCATTTAAGTCAGTACGGAAAGCAATGTTTTGACCTAGGAAAGCAATTAGATCAATAAGTGCAAGGTACTCTGAACTTTCAATGTAATCGTTAAAATCTTCTGGATAATTTTGACGAATGTAATTGATCATTGTTCGACGTAAATTGTCAAAGTCGTATGATTTGAAGTCGGCGTTTCTATAACTCTGATAGATACGCTTCCAATCTTCTGCTACTAATAAACGGTTTTGTCTGTCTGTACTTGACATGGATTTGCTTTCCTCTTAACTTATAGTGTATTTATTAATTTGAATAAACCACGTATATAATTAATTGGCTAAAAATCCGTTATTTTGGTCAAATATTAATTGCATATTTTCTACAATATTGTAGGGTAAAAATATCAATGTTGCTTCTATTTGTAAGCCACTTTCGTACTGATCAACTACTATGTTAGTAACACTTACTCTAGGATCGTAGTTAATAATAGTAGTTACATTTTCAGCAATAATCTGTTTGATATTTTCAGTTAATGGTTCATATAGAATGTCCCAAATAATTGTACCAAAATTAGGATTGCTTAAAAGTTCGCCTTGACGAATATGAAAGTGATTAATAATATCTTGTTTTACAATTTGTAAATCATACAGTTGAAATCCAACATTGTTTGGATTAACTGTAGAAAATCCCCTATAGGTTTTTTCACCTATACCATAGTCAGGACGAGTAGTACCTTTTACAGTAATTTGTTTATAAAGATTTTTCTCTAGTGTGCTCATACTGTATTTACCTTAATCTTGTCGGCCTGTTCTAGACACAGTACTAGTAACTGTTGCTGCTCCGGCTCTTGCTTGCCTTAAAATAGCATCATCATAAGGCGGTGTAGTAACTGCTCCTGCTCTTGCTTCTGCTTCTCCTGCTGCTCCTTCGGAACTTGCACCTGATGCATTTCTCGAAGGTGTGCTTGTAACAGTTGTATTACTTATTGCTGCTCGTTCTGCTGATGTTAATCCCGATGCTGCAACTGTACCCGGAGCACATTTTTCATACGTATCTCCTAAAGGCACTGTAGCACCGTCTTTTACAGCAACCGGAGTTCCAGATGCACTTCCTGATCCGCTAGGTATTACCGATGGCGGAGACGGGGCCGCAGCAACTGCTGCCGCCGGCCCGTTCATATGTATAACCGATGCAGTTTCGTAATGGCCTGCACTAGCAATATTACTAGTTCCTGCGCAAGTTAATCTACCGTCAGCGCCCACTAATAAATCCCAGTTTGCACCAGTTTGTGTTGCCATCTGATTTGCTGCAACTATATTAACATCTGCTCCAGCTTTTAAATTAATATTTTTTGCAGCAGTAAAATTTATATCATTATCTGATTTAAAACTAATATTGTTTTTTGAATAAACTTCTATTGCTCCGCCGGCTGTCATTTCAATCCAACTTTGACCACTTCCGTGTGCAATATACACTAAGTCTTCTGTATTGTGGAAAAGTATCTGATGTCCTGTACGTGTTCTAATTCTTACTAATTCGTTCATAGGCAGTGTTGGATCACCGCCTTGATCTAATGTTGCATATTCACTAGGAGTTGTTGCAGCTGGGCCTTTTCTATACAAACTAGGATCGCCATCATCCATTACAAAAGTTGAACCAGTTAGTCTCGATGATGGAATTTCTGTTTGTGCATTTTCAGCACCTACTTTTACTTTAGGCTTTCCTGGTCTACGGTCTAGCGGGCCGGGTGTACTCATTCCAAATACCATACTAGGTACTTCTCGTCTAGCACTGGAACTAGTAGTGCCTCTAATTGGATCACTAAGTAAGCCGGCTTTAGTAAGTTGTGCTATTGCATCCGTGTTAACAGGTTTTAAAAACTGCGTAGGGTCGTTACCAACGCCTGGTTCATTTCTTTTGTTGTATTCTCCAACAGGAGAAATTGCAGTTTGATTTTCTTTGTTGTATTTTGTACTTGCATTTCCAGGTACCATAAAGTTCATAAACTTTTCTTGTACACAGCCGATCCAAAATCCTCGACTTTTATTTCCTTCTGCAAATATAACTAGTACTTGTGTCCCGACGTCCGGTGGCACTGCCCACATTCCGTAACTTTTTTGAGTATAATCAAATCCGTTGTTGTCGCTTGTTCCGTCGTAAGGTGTAATTCCGTAAAACGGACTTAGATAACTTACTATTGCCATTTCGCCAGTAACGTCTGTGGTGTTTCCTTCAGTTGATGATTTTAACAATTCAACTTCTAGTGAACCCATGTACTCAGTGTCTAAGTGATTGCGCACCACAGCCAAAAAGGGACCAGGGCCTTCAAATATATTATCACCTGGGGTTCTTGCTTCTGTTGCCATTGTTTATTCCTTAGAACGATCCTGATTGTTGTTGTGCAGAAATATTAGCTGCTTGTTTTGCTCTCAACGCTCTTAACGGTGCATCATCATACGTACTTCCAGCAGCCGGATTTGGCTTACTAGCTAGTCGTTGTGCAGCAGCTTCGCCGGCGGTGCCTTCTGATTGTGTACCAGCTCCTGAGTTAGATGCTCCGTTTACATTTCTTCTTGCAGCAGCTTCGCCTGCTGTGCCTTCTGAACTTGCACCAACAGCTGGGTTAGCCGGAGTAGTAGTTATTTGTCCTCCTGCATTATCTGTATTAACTAGCGTGCTAGTAGCTGGTGCAAGATTATCGTCATCCTGCCTTGGTCTACGTATAGTTTGTAAAGTTTGTGTAAATTGTCCGTTACTAAATTTATTAGCACAAAATATTACTTTATATAATCCACTAAATTCTCCTACAGGAGTAGTGCCGCCGCCTGGAAATTCCATATAACCATTTGGACCGTAGTCTAATGGAGTTCTAAAGTTAAGTGCAATATCAACTTCCCCATTTTCATAATTCATTGTGCCGTCGGCTGTAATGTTTAGTACTCCTGGAACTTGCAATGCATTATAGTTGCCCATCCCGCTATCACAAATATAATATGGATCGCCTAGTATTTCTAAATCAACCATAACTAAATCAACACTACTATTAACTAATGCATCATTAAACATTCTAGCAACTTGCGATTCAGGATGGGCACCATCTAACGTAGTCTTATTTTTTTGAGTAACTACTCTATCTAGAGTTTTGCCAAGATTTCCTGCTGACGCATTTCCTTTAGAAGTACTAGGTGTTGCTCTTTGACCACTCGAAGTAGTTTCATTTTTAATAGCAGTTTTACTATCTGCACCTGCTTGACCAAGGTCGCCGGCAATACTTGAAAAGAATGCAGTATTAAATCTAATATCAAAATTAATAATATCTTTATTTTTTCCTGTATAGATATAATTGTATTCTTTAGCTACTTGGGTTTTTAATTGAGGAATGCCAGGGCTTTTTGCACTAGCAGATTGAAATATACTTATATGTACAAGATACGGCACAACTCTATAAACAAATATTCTTGACGGGGTTCCAGTTTGTGAAACTACTTCGGGACTAGAGTCACTATTATAAACTTGCGTTTGAATTCTAAACCAAGGAACCATTCCATATTTGTCTGGCGTCTTAGATGCAATTGCTCTGCCGTAATCACTAGCAATAATAACTTCTTCAATTATAGTTTGTATTTTTTGCCCTGCTGCAAATGTACCAGTGCGTACATCGCCCGATATTTGTATTTTGCATCTATCTACTTTGCCTTTGATTGTTTCACTTTCTGAATTAGTAGGTGTTGCAAATGGTCGTTTGCTACTGTCAAAATTAGATTTAGTAATCTTAGCTTTGCCAATGTCGTTCATGTTTTGTGTTTTTTCGGCATACTCGCGAATATTTTCTCCAATACTAGATCGTTTAATTGTTATTCCGGCAGCATTTTTTATTTCATTTCTATAATCAACTGGAACTTTTCCATTTATGTCTCCTGTTTGCGATATATAAAATTTTCTTATTTCTTCGTCAGTAAATTCTCGAGTAGTTGCAGTATCGTCTGCTGTCTCTTCCGGTTGTCCCATCATAAACTGTTGCGATTCTTCATTTGAAGATGAAGTGTTTGGAAACATTATAATATATTGATCAGCTTTTTTTGTTTTGCCGGCTTTTTCGCCTGCAAGTTGTCTATCGTTTATAATACGGGTTAAACTATTAGCTCCTGTTTGTAACATTTCAGCAACAGATGCTCCTGTAAAGGTTGTGTCAGTATGTGTTGTTTGTGTTTCGTCAGTTAATGCAGTTTCTTGATAAGGAATTGCAGTTACGGAATATACACTGCCTGATTCTGTTACATCAAATTCAATGTTTACCAGTTTTAAAGGAAACATTCTGCGTAAGTTACTTGCATGAATAAATTGTCCAGCATCATTGTAGCCTTTAAATTCTACAGTAAGAAGATACGGAGCATCAATGTAAGTAGGATAACCTGCTCGTATTGCTGATACTTGTAATGCTTGTAAAAATAACCCCATACTGTAAGGTTCGGTTACTTTAAAACTAATACTTGTTGCATTTGTAGACCGAGTACCGTCATTGCCGGCGACAATAGTTGCAATTTCAACATCATCAATAAAGTATTCAATTTTTCCTTTTGCTTCATACAACGTTGCACTGCCGGGTGTTGGGCCGCCGCCGCTTCTAAGTATTACAATACTGGGATCCCTACGACGGTATGTGACATCTGGAAATGATAGTTCTTGTGCTGTTAGGCATCCCAACGTAAAGACATAATTGAAGCTGGTAAATTGTTCTAGCGGATTAGGAAGTGCACTGCCGCTCATTCCGTTTGGTGATCCAAAGCCGCCACCGAACGATGCTCCTAAAAATCCGCCTAGGCCGCCTTTAATTCTATCCATTATGCCGACGCCTAACCCACTAGCAATGTTACCAACTAAACTTTGTCCTATTCCTGGGCCAGTTAACCCATTTAAACTATTTGCAAGATTAACTGTTGCACCTTTTAAGTCTTGTACAGATCCCGATACAGAATCTAAAACTCCGTCAACTGAAATATTACCGCTTTGCGCAAACTTTTTAGCCGATGAAATTAGTTGCGGGGTAGCTGCATCAATAGTATCAGAAAAACTTTTTCCTGCTGCTTTTAATCTCGACGCTACATTTTGCGGAACTACTGCCATATTATATTCCTAATACTTTTGATAATGCGGCGCCTTTGGGTACATAAATTTGTATTCCTGCTATTAAATCAAATACAGGATCTTTAAGTATTTCCATATTGCGTTGGGCAAAAACCCACCATAAGTCTTTATCGCCATATAAGTCAAATGCTAACAGATCAGGGCGATGTGTATACTGAGGCTGTATTGTAACTAATACATCGTCTGATTCTGCAGGGATAGGTCGTATTTTTAAAATGTCAAGATACTGACCTTCTTGTGTAGGTGTGTTAAACCAAGGACTAGTTCCAATATAATTTGCCATTAGATAAATCCTTGTCCGTTGCCTTTGGCATATCCGCCACTGACAAACTTGTCTAGGCTAAATTGTTGTACAGCTCGTCTGCTGTATGTCGGCATCAATACTACTGCTACGTTGCATCTAGTTGGTGCCCAGGTATCTAGTGAGGGTATGTAGATATAATCTACATCTGGCGGCAGTTCGCAAGTAAATTGTTGAACTACAACTGGAACATTTTTAAAAACATAATCGCCGTAGCCGTTAAGTTGTACTACTGGTGGCGGACTACCTTGATTGCTTGAATTACCGTAGGACATTTTCGTAACACTTCTCAAGTAGTGTACCATTGCTACCCAATATACTCCTTCTGATTCATTTTCAATAATAAAATCTCCACTGATCTGAATGTTATCAGGTTGACTACTTTGATAAACAGGAAAAGGATAGTTACTGTGTGTAGGTTTAACTTGGCTGTAAGTAGCACTATGCGACATAATAATACTAGGCGTATACGGAAAAATCATTCCGTTTGTTTCTGCTAATGCTGCCGAAAGTGTTGGTTCTAAACCCATACCTGGTGGTAAAGAAAGTCGGACACGCCAGTCATCGTTATCAGCTCCTTGCCAGCTAACTTCTGAAAATCCAACAGCTCCTGGCATACCAAACTTAGGAAGGCCGCCGCCACGCAATAAACTCATAAAGTTTTTAGCACTAAATATATCCTCAGCAATGCCTTTTACTGCGTTACCAGCTTGTCCAATTAATCCTTGACCAAAACTAGCAGCACTACCTAATAGGTTGTTTACTGCTGCTGATGCTTGTGGAGACACTGAATTGCGAGCCTGCGATGCTGCTGACGAAAGTGCTGCTGATGCCTGTTGTTTTAGGCCGCCGAAATTAATTGCCATTATTTGTTGTCTCCTATATGTTATTTAGTTGACAAAATTAAGTATGTATATTATAATGTATTATAACTATTGGAGAGTTCATGAGAAAAGTTAACTATTTAAATAACAAAGATATACTTAAAGAAATACACAAATCAAAGAGTACATTTTGTAGCTTTGTATCAAATACTGATCATCAGTTTGATCTTATTTTGCCTAATATTGACAAAATCAATATTAGAACTATTGCAGAAGCTAAAAGAGTACAAGCTAAACGCTTACAACACGAAGCATTTGAAGCTCGTAAACTAGCAGGAGAAAAAATTAAACTTGCTGAGTGCGAAATTGATTACAGAAAAATTAAAAAAACTTCATTAGTATTTCGCATTATGACATTTGAGCATGTTCCAGACGAGCCGGGGCGCAAGAAGACACCAAAGACAGTTGCCGATCACAAAGTAAAACTTAACTTTCCACCTTTCCAACATTTTAAGTTTGATGAAGAAGATAATCTAAAGTGTGTGGGCAAAAGTCATTGGTCAAGCGGAATGGAAAACGGACATTTTAATCTAGGCGGCGGTATGGCTACAAATAAACTTGCTCTTATGTGGATGAAACTATGTGATCGATATGCTACTCGTGGTAATGTACGTGGATACACTTATAACGATGAAATGCGCGGGCAAGCTATCCTACAGTTAGCACAAATCGGGTTGCAGTTTGACGAATCAAAGTCAGATAATCCGTTTGCATACTATACAGCCGCAGTTACTAACAGTTTTGTGCGTGTTATTAACATTGAAAAGCGTAATCAAAACATTCGTGATGATATTTTAGAAATGAACAACATGAATCCTAGCTTTACACGACAAAATCAAGGCGAGTGGGAAGCACAACAACGTAGAGAAAAAGAACTAGGTAACAAATAATCTCTTGACACTATTAACATTAACCTGTATACTATAAAGATATACAAATTTATGGAGCAATAACTTTTGTTTAAAAAAGCAGCAGTCTTTACAGACATACACTTTGGATTAAAGGGTAATTCAAAGATTCACAATCAAGATTGTGAAGATTTTGTTGATTGGTTCATCAAAACTGCAAAAGCCAACGGTTGTGAAACTGGTATCTTTTGCGGCGACTGGCATCACAATCGAAATTCATTAAATCTTACTACTATGGATGCAACTATCCGTAGTATGGAGAAGCTAGGTGCTGCTTTTGAGCAGTTTTTCTTCTTTGATGGTAATCATGACCTGTATTACAAAGACAAGCGCACTGTTAATTCAACTGCGTTTGCTAAACACATTCCAGGTATTACATTTGTTGACGAAATTACCACCATAGACGATGTAACTATTGTTCCTTGGCTAGTAGGCGACGAGTGGAAAAAGCTAAAACATCTAAAAAGCAAGTATATATTTGGTCACTTTGAACTTCCTACGTTTTTTATGAACGCAATGGTACAAATGCCCGATCATGGTGAGCTACGTGCAGAAGATTTTGTTAATCAAAAGTATGTTTTTAGCGGACACTTCCACAAACGTCAACAACAAGGTGCAGTGCATTACATTGGTAATGCATTTCCGCACAACTATGCTGATACATGGGACGATGACCGTGGTATGATGGTACTCGATCGTGAAAACGATAAGGAACCACAGTACATTAACTGGCCAGAGTGTCCAAAGTATCGTACAGTTAAACTTAGCAAACTTATTGACGAGCAAACTACGTTTATTAAGCCCAATATGTACTTGCGTGTCAACTTGGACTTGCCTATCAGCTATGAAGAAGCAAGTTTCATTAAGGAAACATTCATTACTCAATACAACTGTCGTGAAATTAGTTTGATTCCACAAAAGTCACTAGAAGATATTAGTACTCAATTAGACATTGCACAGTTTGAAAGTGTAGATCAAATTGTTGCTGGCGAAATCGCTGCAATTGACTCAGATAACTTCAACAAAAAAACACTTATGGACATTTATAGCGAATTATGATAAAAATTAAGGATTTGACTGTGAAGAATTTTATGAGCGTGGGCAATCAGACCCAAGCTGTAAACTTTAATCGCGAGCAATTAACACTTGTGCTAGGTGAAAACTTAGATCAAGGCGGAGATGATAGTGGAAGTCGTAATGGTACAGGTAAGTGTGTTTGTATAAATACTATTGTAAAGGTAAAAAACACTAAAACTGGTGAAATTTACGAAACAACTGTAGGAGATTTATACAATGCCGCGATGGGACAATAATCTAAAAGATAATTGTATTAATATTTTGGATAATGTTATTAAAAACTTAAAACCTGATCGTAGAGAATTAATTCTCTACGAAATTTTATCTTTAGGTATTATTAATAATAAAAAAAAGATTGAGCAATATATCAGAAATAAGTTAGGATTAACTTCTAAACATGCTCGTCACACAACCCAATACTGGAGTTTACGCGGCTGGAGCGAAAATGAATCTTACGTAAAGTCAAAAGAGAATAAACAAAAAAATGTTAAAAGTGTATATAGCAAGGAATTTTGGTTAGAAAAAATTAATCCATATACTAATAAACCTTATACTATCGAAGAAGCAGATTTTGAACGTAATTGTCGGCGTCCTATTCGAAAAGAATACTGGGTTAAAAAAGGATATAACGAAGTTGAAGCTATGCATCTAGCAGAACAAACAAAGAGCGACAATAATAAAAAAGGAGCTAGTCAATCTGCTAACTCAACAGTGCGACATGTTGCATCAAAACGATGCGTTGACTATTATACCGCTCGAGATTATTCTGAAGAAGATGCCAAAAAATTAGTTTCTGAATCACAAAAGCATTTTTCTAAAGAAATATGCATAGAAAAATACGGAAAAGAAAAAGGGTTAAAGATTTGGCAAGAAAGACAAGATCGATGGCAAGCTAGATTAAGCGTAAAATCTGACGAAGAAAAGGCCAGAATTAATAGACTTAAACTATCAAAAGGAATTACTGTATCAAAAGCAGAAAAAGAAATAATTAATGAAATTAAAAAAGCTAATAAAAATTTAATTGTTTATCCGCAGTATTCGTTATCTGTTAACAACAAAAAACAGTATGTTTATGATATTGTAGTTGATAAAAAGATTATCGAATATAACGGCGACTTTTGGCATTGTAATCCAAAGATGTATACAGAAGATTATATAAATCCTAGAACTAAGATAAAAGCATCTGATAAATGGACCAGTGATATTAAAAAAATCGAATATGCTCAAACTCAAGGCTACGTAGTTATGGTTGTTTGGGAAAGTGATTTTAAAGAAAATAAAGAGGAAGTATTAAAAAAATGCATACAATTTCTAACACAGTGAAGAGAAAATTTGTTAATAGCATAGACTTATCAGACTTGGAAATTGAGACTGATACTGGTTGGCAGCTAATAACATCGATACATAAAACTATTCCATATAATGTATGGATAATCAAAACATCTTCTGGTAAGTTCTTAAAGTGTGCAGATACTCATATTCTTTTTAACGGAGAATTCAATGAAGTTTTTGTAAAGGACTTAATTGAAAATCAATCTACAATTTTAACTGTAGACGGGGTCGAATTAGTTACCAGTATTGTAAAAAAGTCGTACACCGAAAACATGTTTGATTTAACTGTAGACAGTAATGATCATAGATTTTATACAAACGGAATACTTTCTCATAACACCACCATTATCAA